CCTTCAAGGATTTCCAACGATTAAGCTCCCTCCTCTTCAGCTCGATGTTTACTGTCATAGATAAACGTATCTATGACGGCGACATCTTGCCGAAGCATGGTCCTGGTGCGACTGCTGATTCTCTTTACGGGAATCAGAAGTTTAACCAGACTACATGGCCATGTCGCCTTGAGCACTACTTTCCATTCGTGGAAATGGTGCTACCTAACTTCTCGTTTTACGAGGAGCTAGACAAGGTGAACTTCCTCGAACCTGGCTCAGAAATTCCCGTTAAGGTGATTTCTGTACCTAAAACGATGAAAACTCCTCGGATTATCGCAGCGGAACCTACTGCCATGATGTATGCGCAGCAGGGAATACTACGACTGATCCAAGAAGCCCTCAAGGGATCTTACCTTGATGACTTTATCGGATTGGATGACCAGACGCCTAACCAGCGTATGGCACTCCAAGGGTCTAAGTACCACGACTTAGCAACACTCGATCTGAGTGAAGCTTCCGATAGAGTTTCATGCGAGTCCGTTTCCTACATGTTACGGCCACATCGGCACTTTCATGATGCGGTTTTGGCATGTAGATCGAGACGTGCTCGCCTACCTAGCGGAGAAGTCATTTCTCTTGCTAAGTTTGCGTCTATGGGTTCAGCTCTCTGTTTTCCTATGGAGGCCATGATGTTTCTCGTGGCTATATTCCTCGGAATTGAGAAGAGCCTAGGACACCCGTTGACCCTGAAGGACGTTAAATCCTTTAAGGGTCGGGTGCGTGTCTTCGGAGACGATATTATCGTCCCCGTCGATCATGTGCGTTTCGTGATTCGCTCTCTTGAGTCCTTTGGGCTCAAGGTAAACGAACGCAAGTCTTTCTGGAACGGTTCGTTCCGGGAGAGTTGCGGGAAGGAGTATTTCGATGGACAGGATGTTTCAATTGTCCGTGTCCGTCGTCAAACTCCAACATCACGAAAGGACGGGCAAGAGATCATTTCAACTGTCAGTCTCAGAAACCAGCTTTTTCATGCTGGCTACGAGAAAACGGTTGATCACCTTGACAGTATATTGCGTAAGTTACTTACGCTATACCCTGTTGTTGGTGAGCGTTCTCCTGTC